TGGTTTTGCCGGTGACTTAGCCAAGATGGGAATAGATACGGCATCTGGCAACAAACTTAGGATTCCGGCAAAGATGCCTCTTGCAGATTTTGCTCAAACTAGCATTCAGAGAGCTTCTGCTATGGCCGAGGCTATGTACAAAGGAGAAGACTTCTTTGACGTTATAATTAAGGGAGTTAAGGATGAGGCTAAAGAACACGTGCAATTAGTGCAAGTAGCGAACAACTGGCTTAGTGAGAAATCTAATACTGAATACGAAGATAGACGCAGGAATAAGATTTTTAATCAGATGAATGATCTGCCTACTGGCAGCACTACATTCTCTGAGTCATATGAGAATCTTAAAGAAGCTCAGTTAGATGATATGGACAGGAATGATCCTGCTCTAAAACCGCTTATAGCGCAGTTAGTAAGAGAGGCTAAGTTGCGGAATCCTAATAACAGAGAAGGTCTTAAGGCGGCCATTAGGAAACTAACTACCGTACGCAATAGCATTATGCCTAATCCAGAAGCTAGAGAGAGCCGGGCAAAGGCTGCGGAGTTTGTAAAGTTTGCAGAAGCTCAATTAGCGGGCGGCGGGAAGGAAATAAAACAGCGTTGGATCAGACAGAAACAATTAAATGAATATAAGAAACGCTTAATCAAAAGCAAAACTTGATTAAAAAAAGTTAAATAAAAAACCCAGAGAGAAATCTCTGGGTTTTATTTTATATGCTTATATTAGATTCTGGGTTTTATTTTATATGCTTATATTAGATGCCTCTTTCTTTTAATAATTTCCTGAGGTCAGAGGGTTTATAGCTAGGACTCTTAACGATCTTGCCGTTAGGACCCATTATACACCAGCATCTGTTGTGGTTGTTGACGCGGGAAGAAACGCTATTGATCGGTCTCTTGCTGTATTCTTCTTCTGTCCACAGCTTACTCATATTACACGCATGAACCTCGTCAAAGATAAGATTCATAGCATGACCACCGATACCTGCTAACGCGGCGTGTCCTAATGCAATATAGATTTGATCTACGACAGCTTCTAGATACTCATAGAGATCTGTGCTCTCGTACATATCTGTGATGGCTGAGTTCATATAGTCTGAACGCACAGATATCGCAGTGAATCCTGGAAACTCCGGATGATCTGGTATTGGTTGTTTGAACTGGTGCATAAACGCTATAACTTTGTCTAGAGATTCATTCATTGTGTTGTTTATTTTGTGTTATTATTAGATGACTGACTAGCTTTCTTTCTTTTCTGTTTCTTGCATAACTATTCCGCCGCCGCACACCGCATAACCGGCAAGGTCTTTCCAGTTTTCTAAGTTGTCTTTGTTCTTTATGATGCGAGATATCTTAAATAAACACATCATAACGGCGACGTCCTTAGCGTCTAGCGGGTCTAGTGAAGGTGAATGAAGATAAGCATTCCATAAACTCGCTATGTCTTTGAAGTTATCTTCGGCATCTCCGTGTGTTACGTTCCTATCATTGCATACTAATCTTTCAATTTCTATGATTAACTCAGTGCGTGTCTCTATTGGTGTTTTAATATTTGCCATATAAGCCATTTGTAATTTTGATACGTTGAAGTGTCTGCAGATCTGCAAGAACTAAATCTAGTTCTTGTAAAGTTTTTAGTTGAGAAAAGAACTTTACAAATAAAGATCTTCTCGTGACGCCTGTCTTAGAATATAATATGTGTGTAGCTATATCTTCTGCTATTTGTGCCGTCTCGTTCCGGCCGATGCCAACATAAGGGACGTGCATTGAACGCTCCCACGATTCTAATACGTCGAGGGCGCGTTTAGAGGTAGCTAAGGATATCTCCATAGTGGTTTCTTCTGAGAAATGAGCGGCCATTGCCAGCTTTTGAACGTGAATATTCTTACGTCCGAAATAACCGTCTAACAAAGGACATTGATTTGTCTTGATCTTTTCTGGATGCAGCTCAAAGATATCTTGAAAGAACGCGGTAGCTTCTGGGCTAAACTTGACTTGCCCGTAAAGCTTTGATAACTTTCTAACGTGAGCTTGCAAGCGGACCTTAGCGGCGCGCTGGTCGTCGGTGAGTTCTGGGATCTGAAATAAATTAAAACGTTTCTTATCGGCGTGTATTAAGATAGTGCGCGCCATAAAACCGTCAGTTAAAATATCAGTGTTCTGCATAGATCTAAACTTCTCGTTAGTCGTGTTGCCAATTAAAGATACGCAGATGTTATTGCAATAATCAGACGGTCCTGTCTTAAGCTTACGCTTGTAACTCTTGCCTGAATTGAAAGCTTCTAATAAAAAGTTTGTGAGATCTTCTGAGTTACGCTTGAATATAGACGTCAACTCGTCTAAGATAAAGACTACGCTGCTGTGGGCATAGGCTTTTGTGATACCTGACTCTGACTTATATCGATGCAGATACACTGTCTTGCTGACTTCTTGTGTCATCTGCTCGAACGTGGTGCTGTTGGGTGCGATATAAACTAATGGTTTTCTTGCACCTTCGTACTGCTCGCTCTGTTCTGCCAGAGAATCAAAAGACAGATCGTTGTTAGAGTTTCCGGGTACTTCGCTGCTGACAGACAATACGTCTTTCATCGGGCTGATGATCAAAGACTTGCCCGCGCTAGGAGGTCCTACGAATGATATGAATAAGTTTGGAAAGAGTGGAGAGCTATCTAAACCGCCAAACCAAACGCGTCTTTGGAGTGCTGCGCCCATCATAAAGTAAAAAGACGCGTCGACCCAAGCTTGTGGACTTTGTATATCCTTGGTATATAAAGCCCAATCATCAAAGTTGTTCATTTAGATACGCAAGTCTGACAGAATTTTTTCTTATTTGAAGTGTGGTGACGACCGGAAGATCCAGTAACTTGTCAAGATTTGGATCAAAGTCGTCGGGCAAATGGCTTTCGTGAACTATTACTATAGTAGGATACGGAAGATTACTAGGCCAGTTGTCTAGTTTATCTTTTACCTGATTTACTATAAGCGTTAGTCTATCAAGACCCATAACAGTAGGGAGCTATTTAAAGGCCAATGCTGTATAAATTATTACTATTATTCATATATTTATATATTTAAGATTTCTCTTTTAAGATTCTCTTTTAAGATTCTCTTTTAAGATTCTCTTTTAAGATTCTCTCATTCCATAAGGATTATATTTAGCATCGTAAGATGCCCAGTTCTTGCCGATCTGAGACTCGCTTTTCATTGTAAACGAAACGGAATCTCTACCTACAAGTTGTATTGCCATACAGTTCTGCATTAACTTTGCAGTTTCTCTGGCTATTGCATCGGGCACGATAGCTAAGAAACTGTCGTGCTTGTTGTTGACGGCGGGTTTGATAGAAAGATCTCTTGAAGCGTTAAACTTTCGGATCGCGCTGTGCGTGATGCAACCCACGGTGCTTTGCGGAATCCAAGAGATAGCTTCTCTGATATAGCTGTCTGTGATAGCGCGCTCGAAACGCCTAGGAAATCCGAATAGATTCTCTAGTCGGCGAGTAGCATAGATCTTACACTCGATCTCGTCTTGCCATTCTATGATCTCTGGAAACAGATCACTAAAGAATTTTAAGAACATAATGCATTCGTTTATAGACAACACCATAGTTCCGTTTGATTGCTTAAGTACTTGCATTTGGAACGTGCGTTCGCGCATTCTATAACTTGACGCGTGGCAGACCATCTTACCTATCTTATATGGCTTACCGCTGCTCTTGATAGCTTTGTCTAGCGGTCGCCAGTCGGGATCTTCTTTGAGTTCTAGAGGACTTAGACTTTTCCAATACTCAGGTGACTTGGAAGCTAAGGGCCACTTGTCGGCATATTGATTTATAAATATATGCAGGGCTAAGAATGTGTGAGGTTTAATGCCCACGCTAAACAGATCTCTATAGCGTCCCTTTCGGCACAGATGCGCCACTACTAAAGCCTCAGCTCCGCTCTGATCGGGCTGGACGAAGCTGTGATGGTCTGGAGCTTCATAGATACAGACGGATTCTTTATCTGGATTCTGTAGGTTAGCTCCATAGCGACCTAAGAACTGACCGCTGGCTAATCTAAAACTGCTAGTGCCTGCTATCTTTAGAGAAGTTAAACAATGCAGACGAGGTTTAGTAGTTAAATTGCTTAAAGCTTGCATTAAAAGGTCTCCCGTCTTTGGTAAGGTATAGATATTTAATAGTGGCTATGCAATCAATAGGAGGATGCGCAAGCCAATCTATGCGCTCCGCATCTGTGAAGCCCGTGCCGACTTCGAACTCTATGCCTGCGCTTGTCACAAACTTAAGTGCGCCGGTCATATCTTTGCAGCGGCCTTCGCCCTTAGATACTCCTATGCATTTGAATTCGTCGTCCATAAATAGCTTGCGCTTTTGTAGGTTGATAGTTCTCTGTTTGTTTTTCCCTTGATTTATGTAGGCTCCATAGATACTCTTAAGCATCTGACCTTCGTAACCTAGTTTAGTTAGATTATCGTAGTCTGCATCTAGATCTGACTGCGATCTAAAGACAAGCCAATCAATAACGCTTAC